AACCATTGAGGGTTCAGTTAATATGCTAAGAGCTTCTTGGCAAAACCTGATGATTGGTCTTGGTCGTGAAGATGCTGATGTTGATGCACTCACACAAAACCTTGCAAGAAGTTTTAATCTTGTAGTAAACAACGCAAAACCTATTCTTAGCAGACTTGCAGATAATTTACCAGGCATTTTACCATCAATGGTTGAACAAGTGCGTGCTGGTATTCCTGATGCAGTTGAGGTAGCTGGCGAAGTACTCAATGCGGTTGGTACTGCTTTAGCTGAGGGTGCCCCTGAGGTTCTTGATGTAGCAATCGAGAATTTGCCTGCAAGTGCTCAAATTGTTGGTACATTACTGAGAAATCTTGGTACTGCATTAAAAGACAATGCACCTTTGATTACAGAGGCAATTGGTACAATCACACCAGAATTGATGTCTGTTGGTGGTGATATTCTTTCAATCATCGTACAGACAATAATTGATAATGCACCAGAGGCTTGTCATCAAATCATTGATGCAATTGCACCACAACTTGATGAAATCTTTGGTGAGGGTACTGCTGACAGTCTGAAACAAGCGATTGACAAGATAATCGAAGATGCACCAGAGATTATTGAAAATGTGGTAGGACCACTGGTTGATTTAACTGGTACATTAATTGAACACTTACCTACAATTGTAGATAATGCAATCCCGTTGTTAGAGTTTGCTTCTGAGCATTTACCAGAAATTGTTGGTGCATTAATTGCATTAAAGGGCATTGGTGACCTTGCTACCATTGGTACTGGTATTCTTAACATTGCATCAGCAGTACAGACTTTAGGTGGTGGTGCTTTAATTGGTGAAGCTACTGGTGCTCTGTCTACACTTGGTGGCACTGCAATGGAGTCACTTACGGCAATTGGTACTTTTGCATCTACAAATGCTGGACCGCTTGCCGCTTTGGTTGGTGAGGTAATCGCACTCAAGATTGAGTGGGACACTTTCAATGACTTAATGGAAGAAGCAGACAGTCTTGGTATTTCAAGAACTGAGGCAATTGCGGGTGGTTTCCAAGAAATCAGAAATCAAATTGCTGGTGTACCTGATGCACTTCAAGACACCTTCTCATCATTTGACAATTTCTATGAAAACATTGTTGGTGGTGCACTTAGCACTGTTGATGATGTAGTCAACACATTTGGTGAGGGCGGTTCTCATATGGCTGAGGACTGGGCAATCCATTGTAATGACATTGTTGACTCAACACAAACGGCTGAGCAACAAGTACAACAACAAGCAATTGACATACAACTTGCTCTTGAGAACTCTCTTTCTAACAGTGCTCTAACGGCACAAGAAAAGTGTGCTGAAATTCTTTCGGCTATTGACCAACTGGAGGCTCTTGGTCAGAGAGAAATCGCAATTACAATCAGAGAGACTTACCAGAGAGAGATTGTAACTAATTCAATTAACGAAGGTGGTCGTAGTACTGCTGATTACTACGCTACACAAGGTCGTAGAAGAAACAATGCTCAGGCTTACGCTAATTCTGTTCACGCACAAGCAGACCGTGAAAGAGCTGAGCGTTACAGACAACAAGGTGAAGCAACAATTAGAGCGGTTGAAGAAACCGCACAGACTGCACAGAGAGCAATCGCTAACTACGGCGGTGGTGGCGGTTCTGGCGGTGGTGGTGGCGGAGGTTCGTCACGAAGTAATGATGACCAAACTTCTGCTTTAACCGCTTCTAAGGCTGAGGAACTTTTGACTGCTATTGATGACAAATTCTCTAAGCTCTTAGAGAAACTTGGAATTCAGTCACAACCCAGTGAGTACCAGAACAATGTCAATCAGATGATTGATGGTCTTCTCAATGCAATTAAGACTAATTACAGTGATGAGGCAATTGAGACTGCAAAAGCTGAGATTGCTAAGACAATGAGTGCTTACGGTCTTACTGGCGACATTAATGCTGAGACTCTTGAACAGCTGAGAAATCTTGTTAATAGTCAACCAGTACAAAATGCTGAGGCTTTTACACAAGTACAAAATTCTGTACAAGCAATTCAAGCAGTTACGGTTGATTACACACAACACTTCTTGAACTTAGAGAGTGTTGTTGGTCAAATCTTAGCACTCAAGCAGTCTGAGTCTGACACAATCAATGTCTATGTAGGCAATGAACTTCTCGACACCTACATACAACAGAGTTTAGTACAACAGAGTTTGGTTAGTGGGGGTGTGTAAAAAATGCAAGGTAAAAAATTCATTACAATTGACGGCGTTTTAATTCCCACCCCTGCTACTTTCTCTTGCTCTTACGACAACATTGAAGAGGTCAGCCAGAGTGAAGCTGGTACTGACAGAACTTTAGTCACAAGGCTACAAAAGAAGAATTACACTTTTACTTTTCAAGTCACAGAGTTTTGGAGAAACAAACTACTTTACTTTGGTAGACAACACCAGGGTACTTGCAAGGTTGGCTCAGACAATACGATGAACGGTAGGTTCCGTGTTACATCAGACCACGAAGTACCTTACTCAAATCTTTACGCTACACCGCTTTACACGGTTAGTGCTACTTTTACACAAATTTAAAAGGAGAAAGACAATGTATCAAACATCAGAAGCGTTTTTTGAGCAGAGTAAAAATGACACTCAAGAAATCTTCTTGCGTGGTACTATTAATGGCACAAGAGTTTTCACAAAAGACCACATTAAAAAAGACTCTTTCTCAATCAAAGCACAATCTACTGAGAGCACAAGCGTAAAGATTGGTACTGTTTACACCAAAACACTGCAATTCATTTTGCTACACGGCGTAGCTGATGATTTAAAGGGTCAGTGGCGTAACAAAGAAATCTTCATTGAACAAGGTGAAGCAATTAACGGTGTAATTGAGTGGGTGCCAATGGGCACCTTTTTTGTTGCTGAGGGTGTTTGGACACAACAAGGTATTTCAATCAAAGCCTACGATGCAATGATGAACTTCGACAAGGAGATTGATTTTACACAAACTTCTGGTCAGGCTTACGATTTACTTAGTACTGCTTGTACTTACTGCAATGTCACTTTTGGTATGACAAGAGCTGAGGTTGAAGCACTACCTAATGGCACTGATACTCTTGGTGTTGCAGAAGATGCTAACATCTTGTACTACCGTGATTACATCGGTTACATTGCTTGTGCACTTGGTGGTTTTGCTGAGGTTTACAGAGATGGCAAGCTCTACATTAGAAACTACCATCAGACCCCAGATGATGAAATTCTCATTAATGAGCGTTACAAAAACCCAAGTTTCAGTGATTTTACAAGTTTCTTCTCAGAGGTTACCTTTATTGGTTCTGATGGTGAAGAGCACATCTACAACACTGGTGAAGCTGATGGTCTACGCTTAGAGATTGGTAGCAACCCGTTACTTCAATTAGGACTTGAAGAGGTTGTTGATGCACAAAGACAAAGAGTCACAAATGCCGTTGCTAACATCAACTACACACCATTTAGCGTAACAGTACTTACATCACCTTACTACGATTTGGGTGATGTTTTTACTTTCCCTGCTGGAATTGCTGACGGTTGTAAAGGTTGTGCAATGGCAATCACTTACAAACTTGGTAAGACTACACTTACTGGTTACGGTGAAAACCCTGCTTACCAAAACGCTAAGTCTTCTACATCAAAAGCGATTAGTAGAGCAAGTGGTTCTGGTAAAGACCCTATTGTGTATCACACATTCATTAACTCAGAACTTCTTACTGTTGGTTCAAGCTGGCAAAAGATTGGTCAACTTGGTTTTGGTGTAAATTCTCAGACAATCACTGAGGTCTGGCACGAAATCATTTTTGATTTAAGCGAAGAGACTGATGTGAAACTCAGGTATGTTTACGATGGTGAGATTTTACCATACAACCCACAAACACACTTCTCTGAGGGTGGTAAGCACTTACTTGGCACCCAGATGTGGGTAAATGTACTTGGTCAGAGTGTTCACAAGTGGGAGGTTTACGCACAAGTAACTTCTGGTTCTGCATCAATTGCAGTTGGTAATGTGCACATTCTTCTTAAAGGTCAAGGACTTACTACTGGTGAAGGTCAGTGGGACGGCTTCTTCAATCTTGAAGATGAGTTTACTGCATTTGAGCACAATGCACTCTTACCTACACTTACTGAGACAATTTCTCTTGTTACAAGAAGTGATGAAATCATCACGCTTAGTGAAGTCTTTACTGCATTTGAACATCAAGCAGTACTACCAGTACTCACTGAGGAAATTAATCTCATTAGTTTCATACCACACAACTACCTAACAACAGAAGATGGTGACCGCTTAGTTACTGATGACGGTTCACCGTTAATTACCTAAAAGGAGAACACGCACAATGGATGTACAATTTAAAGATTTGGTTCAAGTGCTTGTTAATGGTACTTCTGCAAGCGACATTTACGCTTTACAGATTTACGATGAGACCGTTGGTGATTATGTCACAAGAAAAATCACGGCTGGTGATTTAGGAGCGTGTTTAGTCTCACAGATAGGCTACACGCTTGTTCTTGAGACAACCGCAAAAACGGTTCTTGGTGCCATTAATGAGGTAAATGCTAAGACTGGTGCTGACATCAAACTTGCTTCTGCTGGCAACACTACTATTGCTCAGAAGATTGCATCTGTTGAGTCTGCACAGACTTACAATGACGGTAGCACAATTGATTTAGAAGATTGTGTTTTGCCGATTTACACAGACACAAATGATGTAATTCACTTTACTGTGCCACTTGCAAAGCCCGTAAATACTGGACTTGAGGCTACTCTTAGTGGCGGTTTTACCATTGATGGTGTTCTTACCGATGATGATTTGGAAACCTACTTTACAGTAGATGTTTCCATTACTGATGTGGGCTTAAATGTCTCACTTACACCACTTAGTGCAGTTACACCTACAAAAGATTTCATTGTAGGTGCTACTTCTGCACAAATCACTTTTGCTGAGGAGGAGTCTTAAAATGTTAAAAGGTCACGCAAAACTGGAATTAGCCAGAAATGGCGTTGTTGTACAGAGAGTTGAGCAAGACAACAACATCACGCCCTGGTTTAGTGATGCAATTAACAAGGGTAACATTAATTTCATTATGAGCCCAGAAAAGGCTTTGCCTTTGAAGCAGTGGTTCAACGGTTGTCTTCTTACAGACAAAGACAATGACCCGTTGACCAGTATGATTGCACAAGACAGTACTGTAATTGCTCAGGCTTCTAACAATGCTTACACTGGCACAAATATCAGGCGTGGTTCTTTCAATACCAATGAGTCTGGTAATGTGCCTGGTGGTTACAGATATGTGTGGGACTGGAGCACTTCTCAGGGTAATGGTGAAATCAAATCTGTTTGCCTTACAAGACCAGCTCTTGGTGCTACTGACATTACAGAAGATTTTAGTGCACCTGATGCTGATTGCTTGGAGTATATCTCAGACCGTTGGCAAAGAGGTTCTTCAATGCCTGGTAACATCATTCTCGATTACGAGCGTGAAAAGGCTTTTACGGTTTACTATGACGGTACTTCTGGTGCTGAGAAAATCATCATTAAAGAGTACTACATCAACACTTTCCGTTATCATTTGACGGGTGCTTGGGGTGATGCAATCTCTTTGATTAACACGCACGAAATCTCTCAGGCAATTGCTGGCTTTAACTACCGCTTAGTTTCAGTGAGCTACACTGGTGATTACTTTTATGTTTTCAAGGTTACTGAAAATAGTAACACGCTTGATGAGTACAAGATTACAATTGCTAACTGGACTTGTGTGAAGACTACGCACACTTACAACGGTGCACATTTCTCTGCACACCAAAACTACGACAACTACTTGTGCAAAGACATCATTCCAGTAATTGATGGTTACGCTTACGCTTTTGCATATCACAACTTGAAGATTTACAAGTTAAATCTTTCTAATGATGCTGACATCGTTGAGTACACTAATCCTCTGGCAAGCGTAACAGACTCTTACAACTACAACGGTCCTGGGTGCTTACTACCTAATGGTGACTGGTACAAATTCTCTTGTAACTACAATTCAAATCAACCTTGTGTTTACCACCACAACGGTAAATTTTACAGAGCAAGAGGAAACATCATTGCTGGTAATGACTGGGGTGAGGGTGTACCCAACCTCAATGGTAATGAGTACGGCACAGTAATCACTACATCTACATCAGATGACTACACCAATGGTAAAAACTGGCAACTGAGTGCAATTTACCCATATGTAAGCACAATTGCAAATCTTCAATCAAAAGTCACTAAGACATTTGATTTGACGATGAAGCTCACTTACACCCTGGCAGAAGCACAGAACTAATGGGGGTGGTTACCGTGAGTGATATGAAAGATGTTTTAGTAACGGTCATTGCGAGTGGTGCATTTTTTACTTTTTTACAATTTTTGATTAATCGCTACGACACCAAGAAAAGTTTAGAAACAAAGATTACTGCACTACAAGAAACCATTGAAGAGCACAAAGCAATCTTAGCTCGTACACACATCTTGCGTTTTGCAGATGAGCTCAGAAATGGTGTGACCCACTCAGAAGATTATTTTCGTCAGCAAATTTTAGATTGTGACACTTACGAGCATTACTGTAATAACCACCCTAACTTTAGCAATGGTCTTACAGTAATCGCTTCTGAGTACATCAAGGAGGAATTTGAAAAACTTTACAAAAAGGAGAAGTAAGATGGTCAAGTACGATATTGTTTACCTACTAAAAAATGATTACGACTCAGAAGAGTTGAAGTACTCTTTACGCTCAGTGTGTAAGAATTTCCCTTACAGAAAGATTTTCTTCATTGGTGGTAAGCCAGAGGGCATTACACCTGATGTCTACATTGAAGATGCACAACCTGGCAAGACTAAGTGGGAAAAGTCTACTCACTCTTTGAAACTTGCTTTAGAGAGTGATGAAATCACTGAGAATTTCTGGCTTTTTAATGATGACTTTTTCGTAATGAACAAAGTTACTAAGCCCCAGACTTATTTTAATGGTTCGCTTGAGAAGAGAATTGCAGATTTAAGAAGAAAGCACATTAAGGGCTCTGCTTACATTAGAGAACTTGAACTTCTTAGAGCACAACTCATTCATCTCAAGAAAGACACACTGAGTTTTGCAGTGCATTTACCAATGCTAATAAACAGAACTTTGGCTCTTAGATTGTTTGAGAAGTTTCCTAAGTGCAAGATGTTTAGAAGTTTCTACGGCAACTATTTTGAGATTGAGTGCTCTTTTGCAAAAGATGTAAAAGTCTACGACAACACATCTGTGCCTAACACAGATTTTCTTAGTACATCTGATGAAAGTTTCAAAGACGGTACTGTGGGTGAATTCATCAGAGCTTGTTTCCCAAACCCTTGTAAGTACGAAGACATCAAAGAAGTAGAAACTTCTTACTTACCAGAGCGATACACAGAAGACGGTGACGAAATCATTTCTTAAAGGAGGAAAACAAAATGAGTAACAAGACTTACGACACGATTAAGAACATTGCATTAATCATTACGCCAATTGTGGTGCTGATTTCTTCTCTGCTTGCAATCTGGCAAGTACCCTACGCAAAGGAAATCACGGCTTCTCTTGCTTCGATTGATGCTTTTGCTGGTGCTTTCGTGCTGGTAGCAAAGAAGATTTACGATGGTGACAATGAGCCTAAAATTGGGGGTACAGACTAATGCACGATTATGTACGCTTAG